TTCGCCAGCTTAGCCGCGCCCTGATTGGTCAGCAGGGCAAAATATTTTGTCGTCATGCGCTCACTTCCGTCAGGTCAATAAGATGCACCGCCGCGCCAGAATAGACCGGCCCGCCGACGCTGATAAGTTCAGGGGTGTAAGGGTACACAGTCAGCTCGTCGCCGCTGTAGCTGGCAACGGCGACCGGCAAAGTGCCGTTAGCATCGAGATTAATGGACAGGCCGATAAGGTGACGGCTGCAGGGCTTGGCGTCAGCTATCAGGCGCTCCAGCTCGTTATACATTTCCTCGGTAATGCCGGTATCCAGTACGCCCACGTCCAGCCGGAACGTGCCTGGCGCTTCGTTGGTTTTCCACCACTCAATTATCTTGATGAGATAGCCCAGCGGCTCAACGACGCGGCGGATTGCCCCGATAGTGCCCTTGTGCCGGTGCACGTACTGCGAGGCGGCAACCACGGCGCGCTTTGTCGATTCAGGCCAGTCTGAATCCCAGCGGTCAACTGACCACGCCCACGCCAGATAGGGCAGGAGCACCACCGGGCAGGCGTACGGGTTCCATAACTGGCGCAGCGGCACGCTCATCGCGCCGGGGCTTGCCAGCGCCTCGGCGGCAGCAATCTCAAGCGCTGACGAGCCGGTCGGCAGCAGGCGATCACTCATCCGATCCTCCCACTGTCAGCGTATAGCCTGTGCAGTAAGCGGCCTGTGTTTTATCAAGTACCACATCTGCAGCAGGCTTAATCAGATTGACGCGCTGCACGCCCTCAACGTGCATAGCGGCATACAGTGCAGACAGGCGAATGTCGCGGCCGAGGCGCTTCTGCGCGCTGACAAAGGCTGCGAGCTTTACCTCTGAGGCGGCGCGGATTGGCTCCGCTTCCGGCCCCGGATAGAGGTACAGCTCGGCCACGATTTCGTATTCCACAATCTTTGCTGACTGCACGCTCACCCGGTCGGCAACCGGGCGCACGTCCTCATCATTGAGCGCTGTATTCACCACGGCCAGCAGATCATCACCGGCCACGCCGTTGCCCTCACGCGCGAGCACTGTCACCGTGACCACTGAAGGCGACGGGCTGATGGCTGATGCATCGGCTACCCGGCCGTCAGCACTTCTGGCATGGTACTCATAAGCGCCGGTTGGCCCGGCCACGCTCAGCCCTTCAAAGGCGGAGGCGATGCGCAGCCGGAAATCATCGTTACTTTCCATCACTGCGGGGGTTGGCGGAATGGTTGTATCGTCGGCCGGGGTAATGATCAGGCGGGGTACGCCATTGTTTACGCCGAGCTGGTCAAGGTCGCCGTCCAGCGCATACGCAACCATGACGGCCTTTGCCGCCTCGTTGATGCGCTGGCGCAGGATCAGCTCACGATAGGCATTTTCCTGCAGCAGCTTAACTATGGGTTCTGACTCCAGCGTCAGCGTGCGGGCGACGGCGTCCTGCTGGTCAGCAGGGTAAAGAGAAATCAGCGTTGCTTTTCGCTCGGCCAGCAGGGTTTCATAGTCCAGCGACTCCACCACATCTGGCGCGGGCAGCTGGCTCAGGTCGATAGTTGCCATAGTCTCAGCTCACAGGAACGGTTAAGGAAAAAGGCTGCGCGTTGTCGGTGCGGTTGCCGGACAGCTCAACCACCATTGCGCCGTTGATATCCGACTCAAAGCTGATGGCAGTCAGCTTTACGCGCGGCTCCCATTTCAGGATCGCCATATAGCAGGCCGACATAATCTGCAGGCGCAGCGCCTCGTTTTGCGGCTGGTCAATCAGGGCGGATAAAAGCGAACCATACTGGCGGCGCATCACCCTGGAGCCGATCGGGGTCAGAAAAATGTCGCTAATCGACTGCCGGATATGATCGAGGTCGGTCAGCGTGCCGCCGGTTTCCCGGTTCATGCCAATATATTTTGCGGTCGTCATTGTGGGCCATCCGTTCTGCTACCGCCGCGCTGCACGCCGCCATGATCGTGGTCATCCACGACGACACCGTTAGAACTCAACTTGCCACCGCTATGCGTAACGTTGCCTTTCATCGTTGCGCCCTTTGTGACTTCCAGTTGCGCAGTTTTGAGCAGCGTTGTGCATTCCACTTCTGGCGAGTCGAACAGGATTTTTACCGACGCTTTGATGGTTGCCGTCTGTATGCCGTTTGCGGTCAGCGCGCCGGTTTCCGGCTCGTACTCGATCACCGCGCCGTCAGGAAATGACCAGTGCAGCGCATCGGCCGAGGCAGACGGAGCCGGGTTGGCATCCGAGAAAATGCCCGGCAGCACAAAGCCGGTATCGAGTTCGCCGCCCAGGCACAGAATAAGAACCTGCTCACCCACTGAAGGCGCATTCCAGGAGCGGGTTTTACCCGCGCGGGCGCTCAGCCAGTGCAGCCAGCCGGTTGTGTTTTTTCCTGTATCGACACGGCACAGCCCGCCGTCAAGATTGACGGCCGACACGGTTCCAATTCGGATCAGGTTGCGCAGCAGGCGCTGAATTTCTGCGAGTTGTTCATTCATGGCGCTAGTTTCACGGCGGGATGAGGTGGCGGCAACGAATCGCCGCCCGCTCATAAATGGCAGGACAGCTCAGCGCGAAAGCTGGTTAATGATCTCCTGCTCTATCAGCTGCATGTCGTTGTCACTGATACCCAGCAGGGGGCGCGCCTCATACTGCACTTCTTTGCCTTTGCGGGATGGCCGGTCACGCAGCCCGTAATGATGCACTCGGGCCATGCGCTGCACGTTGCCCGCAAACTCGATCACGGCCTCATTCGGGCTGGCCTGCGTCTTCATGTACTTAGCCGTGCGCAGCTTGGCGAACATCTCGCGCTTTATGCGGCCCTTTTTGCTGCGCACCGGCTGCGTTTTGCGGGGCTTGAACGGCGTGCCGTCAGGTGCCTGCTGGCGCTTGATGTTCTGTTGCTGACTCGCGCGCAGCTTGCGGCCAATGCTGCGCGCCATTTCTTTGCGCGCCGGGGCTGACAGGCTGCTGATAAGCGCCTCCAGCCGGTCATTTACCAGCTGCAGCTCGCTCATGTCTGCAACTCGCTGACCAGCTCGCCCTTAACGTAAAGCTGCACCGGCCGCGCGTCATTCTCCGGCAGCGGGTTCTCGCCGACGTGGGTCACATGCAGCCCGTCGTCGGCCTGCTTCACGATCACGCGCTCGCTCAGCTGCAGCTCAATGCTGATATCGCTGGCCGTGTCGCTGATAACGTCGGCCTCAAAAGTAAAGCCCGTCCGGCGCTTTTCCTCGGTTGCCATAATGTCGGGTTCATTCGTTCGCAACCAGGCAAGCAGCGGCACGATCAGCAGGTCGATGTTACCGGCGTAGTCGGTGATGACCATGTTAAGCCGGTACTGGTATTCAAACGACAGCGAGCTGGCAAGCGTCGAGACAATGCGCCCGCTGTCGATAAACACGTTGAGCGCGTCAGGATTTCGCTGCAGCTCCGGCACGCTGTCGGTCAGCGCCTGGCGTAATTGTTGAGGTTTCAGCATCGTGTTGTTCCTGGCAGTCTTTGATTATTTCGACCTGCAGACCGCAGGCAGCGAGTGCGGCCTCAAGCTGGCGGTTGTCCGCCGCCAGATCGCCCGCCGTTTTAAGGCTGTTTCCCGGCACCGGGCAGCTTGTCACGCGCGGACACCCAATCCAGATAATCTCTGGCGCTGGCGAAGGCCGGACGGGCGTGCAGCCGGATAACATCGTCAGGCAGAGCAGCAGCAGACCAGTCACGCAGTATCGGATTTGCATCGGTTTCTCTCTGTATGGTCATTTCACGGTTAAGCGCGGCCGAACTGGCGCGCCCCTGCATCAGCCGCAGCTCGGCCTCGCGTTTCTGGCTGGCCCTTGCATCTGCATCCAGCCGGGCTATTGCCCTGTCCCGGCTCTCAATACCAGCCGACAGCGTGCCGATAATGCGCTGCGCGCTGGTCAGGTCGTCTTTTGCGAGCCTCCACTGCCAGCCTGTCACGCCCAGCGCCAGCAGAGAGACGGCCAGCAACGCGGCAATCAGGCGCGTCATGACACACCCCGCAGGCAGAAGGCTGTTTCCGCAGCGCGGCGGTTTTCCAGCCCGCGATTTTTCACGCCCTTAACGAACACCCAGCGCCGCAGCTCGTTACAGGCATCAAGCCAGTGCTGCAGCCTGATGTAACGGGCAAAGGTCGAGCTGCAGGCCGCGCGCACGCCGACGTTAAAGGCGAATGAAACGGCCGTGTCATAGACCGGCTGTGGCATATCGCTGCGCATACAGGCATCGATCCCGCGCTCGACGCGCATCACGTCATACACCAGATTAACCGCCGCCTGCCGCTCACTGACCTGGCTTTGCGGCGTCACGCCCTCTGTGTGACCGATGCCGTTCGTCCAGACTCCGGCGCTGCACTGATAGGGCGAGGTGCGGCACCCCTCGGCGTTGGCGATGAGCGCAAGCCCGGCCTCGGACGTTTTCAGGGTTTTGAACTGAGGCAGCAGCGCAGCAATTGCCACCACGGCCACCACGGCGCAGCGTTTAACGGTCTGGCTCAAGGTTCACCCCCCGCAGGCGCTGCAGCTCGTAGGTTTTACGGCGGTAATGCCAGTTGATGAAGAACGTCGCCACGTTAGTGATAAGCGTGATAACGGCCACGCCGGAACCGACCATAAAGGCGATATCCTGTGGCGTATGACGGCCGAACCACATCAGGATGAGGCCTATCAGGTAGTTGATCACAG